GTTTAAGCTTTTGCTCAGCAATTTGTTTATCGTCTTCGTTTTCTTGCTCACGGATCACCAACTCTTGTTGTTTCAATTGTACCACTCCATCATCTGGTGGCGATAATATTTCTTCCAGTCTAGGCATAATTTGCTCTAGGAGCTGTAATTCTATTTGTGCCTTTAGCCCTTCTTTCTGTGGATTTGGTGGAGGAGGTCCGCCCGGAGGCATCATTCCGCCTTCTTGCATTTGAGGCATCATGCCGTTTCCTCCTTGTGGCATTTGTTGTTCTGGCATCTGTTGATCCGCCATCTTTTGTGCTTCCAATGTAACATGTTGAAAAATATGTGACACCAAAGAAGGTACTGTTGCCGGATTCATCAAGGCCACCGGACTTTCTAAAAGAGATAGATGCACCTCTATATGAACCATATGTTCCTGTTCTGGAAAAGCCGTCGGAGGTGCACCCATCAATGCCGCCCCGTTCTCTTGAGAGGGGTCCATAGGAGCGGGAGGCGGCGGATCTGGTAATAATAAAGCTTCTATATTTTCAGAACCCAACGCTTGATACATCCTGCGATAGGCTTCTTTCATATTATGTAGTTCAGGTGCTGCTTGCACCAATTGAAGCTCTTGTTGAGCCAAGGTAATACGTTGGCTCATGGAGAAAAAGTTTGGATCAGAAACAGGAATTACATCAACGCGATCGTCAAAGTCAGACTGTTTGATCATTTGGTCGCCACCAATAACCTGATAAGGGTATTGTGGTGGCAAAGACTCAGCAAAAATTCTTGCTAAAATCTGGAATTCTATTTTTTGAGCATAATGCAAACGCTTGTGCACAGCTGACATTACCCGTGTGCCTTGTTCCAACAGCGCCATGGTCGTGCCTACGGGCATTTCCTGATTGCCTTCGCCTACTTGTAAATTGGTTATAGAAGCAAAACGTTGTCCAGCTTCTACACAAAAACCGAGTAGCTGCATTAAAGTTTGACTAGGTTCTTTATAGGGAAGCGGTACTAATGAATCTCTAAGTGCTCCACCGGGTGCGTCCACATCACGGAACTCACCGGGCTCTATCGGAGTTTCGTCGTCCCTGATTCTCAAGCCACGAGCTTTGAACCCAGCGGGGAGGTTTGCCAAAGTTCCAGCGTCTATAAGTTGTCGCAGTGCTCCAGTAGCTGTTCTTGAAAGTCCTCCAATCATGTGAATCAATCCAAATCCGTAAAAACCCAGACCCGGGAGGAATTTGTAGTGGACAAAATATTGGATCTTGGTTTTAAGCGGATCGTTTGGATTGTAGTTTCTGCGAATAGACAGCACCTGATTTGAAGTTCTGTCTATTGTAATTACAAAAGGTAAGTGAAACCCTTCTGGATCTTCAAATCCGGGAATATCTGTGGAAACATGAAACTCCAAGAGCTCATAAGTCATTTCCGCTGCGCCCGGACGAATGCCTTCCAATTCGTCGGTTTTGCTTTTCGCATCGTCTATTATGCCTGTTTCACTGGGCTGCAACGGAATATCACGGTAAAAACCAGCTAATTGCTGTGCGCGAACCTCGTTATAGGTCATTTTTACGATATGAGTGACTCTTTCGCATGTTTCAAGATCACTAGCCGTATATGGCACTACGAGATCCTCAACTGGGACAAAAGTGCTTACTGCCCGCTGTTTACTGGCATCAAAATAGACTTTTTTGAAAGCAGAGCCCGCTAAAGGCAAATAAAACAGTAGTTGGTCCATTTCTGGCGTGTATTCTTTCATTACAGTGGTGATTTCGTAGTTCATAAAATCTTCCACTCGGCGTGCTTGATCCTCGGTTTCTGGGGTTTCTGTGCCCATTATTCGTGTTTTTACAGGTCCTTTGGGAGGAAGAAGCTCTTTGAAAGCTTGGGCTTGAAATTGGGTAACTGATTCTGCTAAAAGGGGGTGGGTTACGCCTGATGCTCCGGGAAAAGGTCGTTCACGGTCTTCATATCTGAAACCGAGAAGATCCAATCCCTTGACATAGGTTTCTTCCCATTCGAGACGACTGCCATGATCATCCTCGAACTCTCCTACAAGGTCATTGGCTAACCGACCAAGGTCTTGATCAGACAGATATTCTGCTAAATTTGCATCAAAAGGAGCCTCTGGCTGCATTCCCGCTTCATCAGGGAAAAAATCAACCTGTGCTTCACCGTTGTCACCAAATTCAACTGCAACATCGCTGTCCATTGGCATTGGTTGTTCGATTTCAACCGTTTGCCCAGCTTCGACATCTAAATCTATTAAATCCGCTATCCGATCAATATTCGTCGGCTTATTTCCGCCAATCATTGCCATTATTTATACCTCGGTATTGGCGATACAATATCTATTAGTAAATTGCCTGCTTTTGTTCCAAAGCTTTCTTCTGGCATCATGGTTGCCTCCGTCATTTTTGCAACGGCTGGAACTGTAGCAAGAGCTGTTACTTTTTTCATTATGTCAGTAATTACACTATTAGCTTCTTTTGCCCTAAGTTCCCACTCTGCTGCTTCTCTAAATCTATTAAGTTTTCTAGCTTCTATTGCTGCTTGCTGAGCTCTACGAAGTTCGGTAAGCATGTTCTGGGCATATGTATGTGCAGTTGAGTCTGCAATATTTGGTTGCACAGTTTTAATGGCTTTTTGAAGAAGGTCTCTTGCCGCTTGCTGCATTGGTGATCTTTTACTGTAGGGAAGGTCGGTATCAACGTATGCTGTTTGTTTGTAACGATCCCAGTCGCTGTAACGATGCTTCTTTCCAAAACTCGCTTCACTTCTGTTTTTACCAATGAACTGTCCTGTTTTGCCTTCTCGCATCCGATTTGCTGTCTTTTTCAACAAAGACTCAATCCCTTTGGCTATTTTAACTGGATTAGCCATTATTTAATCCCCAAGTAATCTGTTCCAGAGCAATAAATCTCCTACTGAGCCTTCTTCAAGTCCGGGTTCTTCGAGAACTTCGTCAAATTCCGTGGGGAATAAATCTTCTTCTGCTCCTCCTTCTTTGAAAAGAGTCTCACCTAATTTAGTCAAAGCTCCATAAGGAAGCAAATAGGAGCTTTGGTCAAAGTTAGAGTCTCCTTCAACGCCCTCAAAAATTTCTCCCGCTGGAGTCATTCCAAAATCAACGTCAATTTTTGTAGGAAGTTTTGTTGATTTCAGCATCTCTGTAATGGCTTCTTCGTTTTTAGCGACTCCATAACCTGCGCCTCCACCAAGAGCAAATGCAAGCCCTTGTTTTACTAGCTCTGGAACTGGTGTTACAGAGGCTTTTCTTAATGTCTTTGCGAAGGGGCCTATATGATCGTAGTTTACTATAGATTCAGAATGTTGCTTCCGATAAAACCTTCTAAGGTTTTCTACTGCTGCATCTTTTTGAGCGGGAGACATATTCATATCATTAATTCTTGCTCTCGCTTTGTTAAAAGCGTCCGAATAGTTCTTTTTATTCATTTGTGCAAAGAGCTTGGCACTCTGTGCATTTCTGAGTTGAGTGGCAGGACTTAATACTTCTTGCCCTTTTTTGATTGCTCCTTTAGGTTTTTTAAAAAGAGAGGCAAGACCTTTAGCTGCTGTAACTGGCCAAGGCATTAGAATATTCCACGAAACTTGAAGCCTCTTTCGGCGATACCTTTTCCTCTTGATGTACCTTTACCAGCTCCGGGCTTTGGTCCCTTGGATGTTGCCATCTTTTTCTGCTTGGCATAAGGAACAAATCCTTGGTCCTTGATCACTTCACCTTTTTTATCCGCCATTTTGTCCTCCCAATTAATAATATTCTTTAGCTCTGCGAGGTTCATTAACCTGCATATCGTAATCCGATTCTAACCCAATAAAGCCTCCCTGTCGATAACGCATCAGCGCTTGCGTAGTGGAATCCACTAAATCATCGTAGTCTCCAAAAGGAAAGGCTGCGCATTCTTCGACCAGCTCATCTGCCCAACGGGTTTCCGGTACATATACCATACCAGATTCCAACATTGGTGCTACTGCATTTACCCGTGCAATTTTATCGTGTCCTTTTCCCGGTGAATAATTCACTACAGGAATTCCCGCTTGGCGCAATTCGTCGGTTAGCGGTAAGCCCGATGCCTTGGCTTCAACGATGATGGTATCTGGATCCCAGTAGGTATATTGTTCGTATGCAACCCGCTTTAGTTCAGGAAAATCCCAGCGTCCTTTCTTTACATCCAGCAACAGCAGTGCCGGTCTTTGCGAATCTTCATCAGGATAAAACACGCACCATGTGGTAATAGCCGAATAATCAGAAGTTTCCTTTTTGGTGTAAGCAGTATCGTAAGACTGAATCACATAATGCATTTTTGGCACTTCTTCCTTTTTCCAAGTTTGCCACCATTCCCTTTTTAAAATAGCGCCTTCTTCCGAAGTCGGAGCCTGCATCCATTGCGCAGACCATTTTGCTACAGGCAACGAAGCTTTTACTCCTTGTAGTTCAGCTACGCTCCAGTATTCGGGCCACAGGGCATTTCCACTGTCTGGGAAAATAGCTGGAAATTCGACTATTTCCCATTTGTCTGCGTGTTCTTCCACTTGTTTTGCTAACAGTCTTCCTGTTAAGTCCTTGGTCGACCATCGGGTCATCACTACGACAATGGCTCCTCCCGGCTGTAGTCTTTGCCGTGGTCCAGAGCTGTAGTAATCCCATGCATTGTCCAAGGCCGTGGGACTCAAAGCGTCTTGCTCTGAGTGAATATCGTCAAGTACAAGGAGATCGGCTCCCCGACCAGTGACTGCACCGCCAATACCAGTATAGAAAGCTTCTCCTCCGGCATTGGTTTCCCATCGCCCTGCTGATTTACTGTCTGCTTTTAGTTTTGATCCGGGAAATACCAGCTGGTATTCGGGAGAATCAATAATATCTCTGACCTTACGACCAAAGCGAAAAGCAAGTTCGGCTGTATGGGTAACTTGTATTACTTTTAATTTGGGGTTATTGCCAAGAATCCATGAAGGAAAGAAGACTGAAGCAAATTCACTTTTAGTATGTCTCGGTGGCATGTTGACAATGAGCCTTTTTAGGTCTCCAGTAGCCACTCTTTCGAGCTTTTCTGCAAATATCTGGTGATGGCGACCTTCAATAAAGTCGGGCCATATGTGCTTTATATAGTGTAAAAAGCTCTCTTTTCCTTTTCTCTGGAGCTGTTTTGCACTCAAAGCCTCTGTTAATTCATATAATTCTTTTGTAGCATCAGGGTATTGCTCGGCTAAACGCTCCAGATTGATATCGTAAGCACTATTCGTCATTTACACAACTCCTTATTATGCGTGATGTTTTTACACCACCAATAGAATTCACTGTCTCCCAAGGTGTGTTTCATTACATTTACCCGCTGTGACACCAATTGTATATTACCAATTATATACCCTTTGTTTGGGTCTTTCCTATCAATACTGACATTAAAGTCCTGTCTTCCTTCTCCTGCTTGCCATGTTAAAAACACCCCGGATAACGCACATTTGCCCTCTTGTTTGTCCCAAAGCGTTTCCACATACTCACAAGTTATTTCCCAGTCAAAATCTTTTCTTGAATATTTTAAGCTGCGAAACAATCCTTTTATATAGAGGTAAGGAGAAGAACTTTTGTTGTCGATTATCTGAGCGGATCTACATTCCTTGCAAACATTCCGTGTGGA